GATTCAGTATTTTGTCCATTACAAGTTCCTCCCCGGACTTGGTTTTTATGGTTTTGGCCTAACGCACATGATTGGCGGACTCTCCAGAGCGTCCACCTCGATTTTGCGTCAGCTGATCGACGCGGGCACGCTCGCCAACTTGCCGGCTGGATTTAAAGCGCGAGGTATTCGCATCCGGAACGACGATCAGCCCTTACAGCCGGGTGAGTTTCGCGATATGGATGCCCCAGGGGGCAGTCTTCGCGACTCGTTTGTACCACTGCCGTTTAAGGAACCCTCACAAACCCTGTTAGCTTTGATGGGCTTGATGGTCGATGCGGGCAAGCGGTTTGCCTCCATTGCCGATATTCAAGTGGGCGATTCCAATCAGGAAATGCCGGTGGGCACCACCGTGGCCTTACTGGAGCGTGGCACCAAGGTGATGTCGTCGATTCACAAGCGCCTGCATTATGCACAAAAGATAGAATTTAATTTATTGGCGAGAATTTTCGCCCAATTCCTGCCGCCGTCCTACCCGTACATGACCAAAAACGGCGACCAGAACATTAAACAGGCCGATTTTGATGACCGTGTGGATATTATTCCGGTATCGGACCCGAACATCTTCTCGATGAGTCAGCGGGTGATGATGGCGCAGCAAATGCTACAAATGGCGCAATCCAACCCTGAAATTCATGGTCAAGCGGGCATTTACGAGGCGTATCGCCGAATGTATCAAGCCCTTAATGTGCAGAACATCGAGGCGCTATTGCCGCCACCCCCGCAACCGGAGCCGGTGGATCCGGCGCACGAGAACGCGGGATTATTGATGGGACAACCGGCCAAGGCTTTCCCCGGACAGGACCACGACGCTCATATTGCCTCGCACATGAGTCTTTACCAAACCGCCATTGTGCAACAAAACCCGCAAGCGCTGTCATTAATTCAAGCGCATGTGTATGATCATATTGCGCTTAAAGCGGAGGAAATCGTACAACAACAAATGGCACAAGATCCACAAATGATGCAGATGCAACAGCAATTAATGCAGATGCCGCCGGAACAGCAACAGCAAATGCAACAGCAAATGATGCAACAGCAACAAGCACAAGTGGCACAAGTGATTGCCGAGCTAACACAACAAATTAATGAGCAGTTTGCACCGCCGCCACCGCAAGAAGATCCGCTGGTGGAACTCAGACGTCAAGAACTTAATATTAAGGCCGGTGATTTACAGCGCAAACAACAAGAATTTGGAGAAAAGCAAGATTTGGATATAATGAAAATGAGCCAACAAGACGATTTAGCCAGAGAGCGTATTGATTCGTCCGAGGAAATTGCCGTGATGAAGAACGAAACGGCACAAGACCGACTGGATCAGGCAGATCGATTTAAACAAGCTGATTTACAACAGGAGAGTAAACAATGAGTTCAGTAATGAAGGCAATGCAGGCCGCCCACAAGGAACAAATGAAGAAGGAAGTGGCGTTGCAGGAAGAGAAAAAAGCCGAGCATATAGCGGAAAGAGCTTGGCGCGGAGATCCGAAAAGGAAGGAACAGTTATTGGCGGTGGCGGAAGAGCCTAAAGCCAAGAAAAAGGCTGCACCAAAGAAGAAAGCAGCGGCTAAAAAGAAAGCTGCGCCTAAAAAGAAAGCCGTAAAGAAAAAAAGTGCCGCTAAAAAAGGGTAGTGCTAAGAAAACAGTTTCTGCTAACATAAGGAAACTGAGAAAAGAGGGCTACAAGAAGAAACAATCAGTTGCCATTGCTTTGAGCAAGGCAGGAAAGTCTAAAAAAAAGAGGAAGACCAATGCAAAAAGGAAGGTTCAAAGGCGCAATGCCAAAAAATCCAAGCGCCGCAAGTAAATCCATGAAGATTAAAGACCAGGGCACGGTGCCAATGGCACAGCCCAAGAAGGTAGCCAACGGCGGACCACCCAAACCAGGTGCCGATGCCGGTAAAGCCAGAGGTGGCGGTGCAGCCATACGCGGCACCAACTTCGCGGGGAGATTCTAATGCCAGGAAGACTTAAAAAACCAACAATGCCGGTTATAACCGGACCAGGTTGGACATATAACCCCCTTTCCAGTGCTACCCCACCAGGTGCTCCTGCAACGGTTAGAGGATTTGCACAGGGTGACGCGGTTGAAGGCGTGGGAGAAAACCCTCCAAGCATGGAAGAAATATCAAAAAGATGGAATGAGGCAATTAGAAGAATGAACAAGCTTGAAGGTGAATATACTCAAGAAGAACTTGATGAACTTAGAGCTATAAGCGAAGGTAATTTTAATTTTATGGCCGATAAACCAGTTCAAGAAGAAAATAACTTTGACATGCTTGGAATGTTTATGGAGTTGACACCGGAGGAAAAAATGATGGTGGCAGGTCCGAACTTTAATGAAATGAGCGAAGACGAGCTGGCAATGGCGATGTACGATTTTATTTCACAAGGCAGAGGATTAAGTGGCGGCCGAGAAGTCGATTACCTGGATCCCGAAAAACAAGGTTTAGCTAACGGCGGGATTGTCTCGCTGATGGGCGGTTAATATGACACCAAGCCCTTTTTACCGACCCCCTCCACCAAGGAACCCTTTTCAAGGAATGTTCTCAGGTTATAGTCCGGTTAGACCTCAGATAAACCCGTTTAGCTCAATGCTGGGCTTAGGCTCTGGACCCAATTTATTCTCAGGCGGAATGCCGTTTTACTCGCCCCCACCCAGAATGCCAATGTTTGGCGGCGGTTTGGGAGGATTCGGTGGCGGATTCGGTGGGTTCGGCGGTATGGGCGGCAGATTCGGTGGCATGGGCGGTCAATTTGGCGGCTATACACCTGCATTCGGCGGCGGAAGAGGCGGCTTCGGCGGCAGATTCGGCGGCGGATTTGATCCAAACATAATGATTCCACCTAGGCCTAGACCAACACCTTATGGAATAGAAAGGCAACAACAACTAGGTAAGCAACAACAGTTTGGTGCGCAACAGCTAAATGATCAATGGAAAACCCCAGGGTTAACCCCAGGGTTAACCCCCATAATTAATGACGATAGTGGAATGGCGCCCGCACCAACACCACCGACGCCAATCGTAGGTGCCACAGGAGCGACAGGCGCTGCTGGGGCACAGGGCTTACAAGGAGCGACAGGTGCTGCTGGGGCACAGGGCTTACAAGGCATTCAAGGTGAGAGAGGATTGCAAGGTCTTCAAGGTGAGAGAGGATTGCAAGGTCTTCAAGGTGAGAGAGGATTGCAAGGTCTTCAAGGTGAGAGAGGATTGCAAGGTCTTCAAGGCTTACAAGGAATACAAGGTGAGCGTGGTTTAGCCGGAGAAACCTTTAATCCAACAGATTATGACTGGGGCGGTGTTTTCGGACAGTATGGATTTAATCCAAGCGGTTTACAGTCTAGGTTGTCTGCGTTGGAAGAAAGACAAATGCCAGCATTCACACCGTTTGACCCCACAGGACTACAAAGCCAAATTGCTGAACTGCAAGGAAGAGAAATGTTTGATCCAAGCGGTTTACAATCAAGGTTAAGCGCGCTAGAAAGCAGACAAATGTTTGATCCAACAGGATTACAAAGTCAAATTAGCGCCTTACAGAACAGACAAATGTTTGATCCTACATTACAAGCAAGAATAGGCGATTTGGAAGGACGACAAATGTTTGATCCAAGCGGTTTAAAATCAAGAATTTCACAACTTGAGAATCAATTTCAAGGACAGCAACCCCAACCTCCGCAACAAATAAATATGGCAGATGTTGAAGCCTTGATTGAACCGATTTTACAAAGGCGTTTGGGAAAAATTCCAGATTTTGGACCAGGGCATCCTTTGTTTGATCCAGCTCCGGTTCTTGATCCAGCGCTTCACAATCCTTCTCCGCCTCAAGGTTTTGGCTTACAAACAGATCCTGACTTTAAAAAAGACCCGATGCGAGAAAATATTTATATAGGTCAGCCCGGCGGTATTTAAAAAAGAGTGGACGGTTTACGATTAGCAGAGTATATTTTAAACGAACTGCGAGATAGACAAGAACGAATTTCTGATCATCTGTCGAGCGGTTCAATAAAAACGATGGAAGACTATCGTTTCCTTATTGGAGAGTTAACGGCACTTCGCTCCTTTGAGGATGATGTAAAAGAAGTGTTGCAAAAAGCAACTGGAGACAGTTTTGATGAGTGACTTAGCAGTCCCCCAACATATAGAAGCCGAACGCAAGGCTCAAAAAGAAGCGCAAAAAATAGAGGAAAGCAAAACAAACGGTGAAGCATCTATTCAAGATGCCTACATCGAACCTCAAGAAAGAGTGCTTGACCCCTCCCTTATCGACAGCTCACTACTAGAACGAATGCCCGAACCAACGGGTTGGCGTTTATTGGTGTTGCCTTATAAGGGAAAAGGAGTCACAGAAGGAGGTATTGTTTTACCCGATACGTTTGTAGATAGAGAAGCTTTGGCAACGGTGGTGGCGTATGTGTTAAAAGTCGGTCCATTGGCTTACAAGGATTCTGGCAAGTTTGCCGGGGAGCCTTGGTGTGAAGCGAAGGACTGGGTATTAATTGGTCGATATGCTGGTGCTCGATTCAGGTTGGACGATGGCGGAGAAGTTAGAATTATTAACGACGACGAAGTCATTGGTACCATTTTGGATCCGGACGACATTCAGAGCTTATAATCGGAGCAAAAACATGGCAGAAGAATTACCAGAAATTACTGACGAGAAAATTGAAAAGGCGGCGTTACCAGAAGGGAAACGAGCTAATGAAGAGGTATCAGAAGAATCAACCTTTATTGAACTAGAGGGAAAAGATTTAGAAAATCTTCCCCCCATAGAAGAAGAAGAAGTTAAAGAAGATTTTGAAACAAGTCCTCACATTGAGAAAGAGGCTGAGACAATTCAAAACGAGGCTGAGAAAAGAACTAAATTAGCGCAAAATAGAATTGATAAGGCCGTTAAGCAAGCTAAAGATTATCAACGACGAGAACTTCAAGCGCTTCAGTACGCAAAGCAAATTGCCGAAGAAAACAAGAATTTAAAGAACCAGCAAGCGCAAATGTCACAAAGCTATGGCGCTGAGTTTGGAGCGCGAGTAGAGTCGCAATTGGAAGCATCCAAGATAGCGCTACAAAAAGCCATGGAAGAAGGAGAGGCTGAAAAAATAGCGGAAGCTCAATCCATATTGGCCGCGGCTTCTGCTGATAAAGTCGCTTACGATCAGTACCAGGGACAGCTTCAAAGATACAACCAGGAGATGGAGCAATACAACGCTCAACAGCAAGCCTACATTCAGGAACAACGAATGAGCGCGGCTCAACAGCCACCGTCTCGACAACCTGAGTATCAACAACCGTCTCAGCGTGCTCAACAATGGGCAAATAAAAACACTTGGTTTGGTCAAGACAAGGTTATGACCAATGTGGCTATTGCAGTTCATGAGCAATTAGCACAAGAAGGATTTGACACAGAGTCAGAGGACTATTACTCTGAGATCAATAAACGAATGAGGCAAGAATTGCCAAACAAGTTTGAAAATAACGTGGAAGCCGACGGGAAACCCGTCCAAACCGTTGCTTCACCATCACGCAGTAACTCAAATGGACGCAGGAAAAATCGTAATCAGGTAGAGCTGACACCTAGCGAACAGCAATTAGCTAAACGTCTAGGGGTTTCTTTCAAAGATTATGCAGTTCACAAAGCGAGGTTAGATAACTCATGAATGATAAAATTGAAATCGAAGAAAACGTTGAAATTGATAGAACTTCTCGAAGTTCAGAAAAACGCGAGACTCAAAAGGCTAGACGCCCTTGGGAACCGCCATCTCTTTTGAAAACCCCGGAGCCTCCCGCCGGTGTTCGATACCGTTGGGTACGAACCGAGGTAAGAGGTCAGGAAGATCGAAAGAATGTGATGCAACGATTTCGTGAAGGCTGGGAGCCTGTCAAACCGGATGAAATTCCAGAGTTTGATGTGCCAACCATTGATCACGGCAAACACGCAGGTGTGGTCGGAATTGGTGGACTCATGCTTTGTAAAATCGATGAATCAATTGCTGAAGAACGAAATCAGTATTTTGAGGAAAAAACAATTAATCAAATGAATGCAGTTGACAATGACCTCATGCGTGAAGAACATCCTGCAATGCCGATTACAAAAAACCGGCAATCCAGGGTTACTTTTGGCGGTAATTCAAAGACGAAGTCTTAGAGTTACTTAATTTTAATCTCGTGATCGGAGAAGTTAATTATGGCAAATAAAGACGCCGCATTTGGTTTGCGTCCAGCCAAGCATGTTAGCGGTTCACCGTTCAACGGAGGTCAATCTAGATATAGAATTACAACAGGCGACACGTCTTATTCTACGAAGATTTACATGGGTGACATTGTGACTCAGAACACAGGAGGTACGGTTACTCGTATCGCTCGTGCTGATGGTGGAAGCGCTACAAGCGACATCATCATTGGTGTGTTCAACGGTTGTTTTTACACTGACCCCACTACAAGTAAACCAACGTGGAGTAATTACTGGCCTGGTAATGCTGCTACTGACGCAGTCGCTTTCATCATTGACGACCCTTATGTCGTTTATGAAGTACAAGCAGATGCTGCTATGCCAGTAGCGGATCTTTGGGGTAATTTCGACATTGTGGATCAATCCACAGTCGGATCAACCCAAAGTGGTCGTTCTAATGTTGAGCTTGACGTGACAACAGGTGCTACTACAGCAACGTTGCCACTGAAAGCAATCGGTATATCTACAGACCCTCAGAACTCCGACGTCGGAAGTGCAAACACCAATGTGCTTTGTTTAATACAGAACCATCTGTATAGACAGGCTCAAGTTGGTCTAGCATAAGGGAGATATAACTAATGGCTATTTCAAGAGCACAGCTCACTAAAGAACTAGAACCTGGTTTAAATGCCCTATTCGGCATGGAGTATTCTCGTTATGAGAATGAACACGAGGAAATTTTCGAGTCTGAAAATTCAGATAGAGCTTTTGAAGAAGAAGTTCTTATTGCAGGATTCGGAAATCTC